GTGTATTCCAGCAGCGGGAATATCTGGTTGGCAATCGGCGCCGTGACCAGAGGCTGGATATGCCCCCCCGCATCCGCGTTGTCCGTGTCCACCCGCACCGCACCGCCCGGACGATTGGCGAGCCAGTCCTCAAGGCTGACCTTGTTGCTGATCGCCGAGCGCGCGTTATTCACAAACCACGCATTGTCCAGCGCCAGACGCCAGAGCGAGGTCTTGATAAGCTGGATGTCCTTGGTCAGGTCCGCGAGGCTGCGCCCAATCACCTTATGCGGCATCCGAATCGGCGTCAGGCACTCAAACGGATGATCCTCGACCTCTTCCTCGTCCAGAACCGTGTAGCCCGTCCCCGCAACCGTGACCTGGATCATCTCCGCAATGCCGTCGCCGTCGCGGTCGATCATCAGGTAGCATTCGTAGACTTCGATCTGTGTGGTGGATTCATCGAGCGACGTGTCGCCGAAGGTCTGCTCGTCCTGGCGGCGGGCCAAGTCCACGTTGTTCAGGTCTTGCGACTTCCAGTCGGGCAGGCTCTCGACAGTCTTGCGGTCATAGCCCATCTCGATCAGTTGCGAGCGCGTGCGGCGCTCACGATGCGCCAGGAACGGGCATTCCCCCAAGCGCATGTCCAGGCCGGTTGCACGCTCGACAATCAGGAAGTCGTCCGGCGGAACGGCAGCGACCCTGACTCGGCCGTTCTCCACCTTCCGGCGCACCGTCACGTCATGCAACACGCCATCCGGCACCAGTTCCGGCGGTGCGGCATTCTCGGTATGCTCCAGAATCTCGACGTCCTCGTCCGCCATCATCTCATCGAAGGCGACCGAGTTGACGTTGGTAAGCGTCTGCTTGTGATAGACCGGAGTGTCGTCCCACCAGACCTTGATGACGCCGGTTTTCAGCAGCAGCGCGTCCTTGATCGCGTCGTGGCTGACCGTGTAGCCGTCGTTGTCCTTGGTCCAGACATGTCGGATGTAGTCGGATGCCTGCTTGGCGAACGGCTCGTCCTCGGGGCCGACCGGCTCGCATTCCATGATCTCGTCGGACCCGGCGAATATCTCCACCATGTCCGGCATCATCGACTCGATGGTGTCCTGAACGTCGGTGGAGACCACCTTGGACCGCCCGTCCAACTCGTTGCCGATGGGGCGTCCGTAGTAATAGTCGATTGCCTCTTCGCGGTCGGCGTTGATCTCGTCGCCCTGGCGATAAGCCATCGACTGATCGATGCCGCGCTTCACGATGGCGCGCAACTCGTTGCGGGTCATGTCGGCCATCGTGCAACCCCGCTCAACCGGCCTTCGCCGCTCGCATCTTCGCCGCCTGTTCGACAAGCCGTTGCTTGCGCGCGACGGTCTCGGCGTTCAGGTCCGCCACGATCTCTTCCAGCCGCTTGATGCGCTCCAGGAGCGCCACGAACTCCCGCTGCGAGATCACTTGTGGCCCTTCTTCGCTGCCTTCGCAACCGGCGCATCGAACGCCAGCACCAGCGTCCCGTCCTCGGCGAGCGACATATCCGCCTCGCCTTCGTACACAGCATTGCCGACCATCACGCGCATCCGGCGCATGCGGCCCAGCATGTTGTTCACATCCGCCCAAGGGTAGAGCGTGGTCGTGTCGATTCTCATGGGAAATTCCACCGTTGATAGCAAAAAGCAGCGCCCCAGAGACACATTGCCCGGATGCGCGCAACGCAGGGTTGCTAGATGATCCCCAACTGCGGATAGGGCCTGATGTCCTGCCGGAAGCCCGTCGAAGGCTTGTGCATCGCGCCATAGCGAAACGCATCGGCCGGATGGCTCGTCCAGTCGTGCAGGGGCTTCAGCTTGAACACCTTGCGGCTCTCGTCAAATTCCTTGCGGTACTGCTTCAACGCCTCGACCAGCCGCTCGCACTTCACGCGGTCGAACCAGCACATTGGAATCATGTTGCGGGCCGCCTCTATCCCGTCCTCGACGCGGTGCATCGGAATGACGGTCGGCGTTAGGCCGAGGGTTTTCAGCGTTTCTTCCCGCGTCTTGCCGGTGCCCAGTTCTTTCGCCTGCACGTCATGCGGCAGGCAGTGCGTTCCGTAAAGGTAGGGCTTGCTGTCCAGCACCTTCGCGTAATGGGCAAGGCCTTCGCCCGACGCCTCGTAATAGTCGATGATGTGTATCTCACGCCCGACACGCTGGGCGAAGATGATCGATGTCGCGTCCCCGATGCCCAGATCCCACCAGGTATCCACCCTGACCGCTGTGTCGTAGGGCACGGCGCATATCCGGCCTTCGTCCTCGGCATGGCGCATCAGCGCGCCGTAATACGATCCCTGGATTGCCGCTTCAAAACTGCACTCGAATTCCTGGGCGTACTGATCTTCGCTCATCGCCTTGCGGGCGGCAGTCAACTCAGCCTCAGCGACGATCCCGGTCTCGCTGGCCTTCAGCAGCAGCGCGAACCACTCGGGGTCGTCCTGCGCGTCCTTCCAGATGTCGTAAAACCCGTTGTGACCCTTTGGCGTGCCGATGAACACCGCCCATCCGCCGCGATCCGCAAGAGCAGGCCGCAGGACTTCGGACCATACGCGCGGGTCCATGTCCGCATATTCGTCCAGCACAACGCCGTCGAGATAGATGCCGCGCAGGCTGTCGGGGTTGTCTGCGCCGTACAGTCGAACCCTGCCGCCGTTGGGCAGGTCCACCCGCAACTCCGCCTCGTTGTAGCCAACCCCAGGGATGGGCCGCGTGTAATCCCGGACATACTGCCAAGCCACGTCCTTAGCCTGCTTGAAGTACGGGGCCAAATAGGCAAAGCGTGGGTTAGGCTTGGTGCAGCGCAGCGCGCCGTCAATCAAATCGTTGGCACAACTAACCGTCTTGCCGGCCCGGCGATGAGCCACAATGACAGCAAAGCGTTGCGTGCGGGCATGAAATGGAGCGAACTGCGGCCGAGCCTCATAGCCCGTGCTAATCACCCGCACGAGCGACGCCCGTCACAACCATCACCGGCCCCTCACCGTCGCCGCCCGTGTGCAGCAGCTTGTCGCCGTATCGCTTAGGCGCCAACTTGCTGAGATACCAGCGCCGGGCATCGAAACGAAGCCGCGCTTTCTGCGGATCGTCCGCAGTATCGGCAATGTCGATGACATCATCCGCCATGCGGTCAAGCGCGATGTCCCTGGCACGGGTGTATTGCGGGGAAAACCCGTTATGGTCTGAAATCACCCAGTCACGAACCGTTCGTTCGTCGGGCATGTTTTCATCGCGGCAGATTGAGCGCAGGCTTTCACCGTTGGCGAGCCGCTCGCATATCGCGTCGGCAATCTCGGGCGTGTACAAGCTGGGGCGACCGCGCTTTGCCATCGGATTGTCTGGGGTTCCCGGTAACGGCTTCCGCACCCTGCCTTACAGCGGGTGCGCGGCCACAAAGGAATCGGGCAGGACCATTCTAACCGATCTGCCCAGAATATCAAGCAGCAGTGTGACGCGCTCCTTCTCGGCCGCAACATATAGTCCGGAGAAGCCTTGAAAGGGTCCGGCTTCGACACTCAATCGCTGACCGGGGACGTAGCGGACGCGGCTCTCGACCTCCAGACGCAAGGGGCCGTCCGCCATCCTGTGCTGCATGTCGAGGATGACATCCGATGGCACATGCGAGGGCATGCCGTCGCCACGGGTAACGATGCCGGTGACGCCGCGCGTGCTTTGGATCGGCGACCAGCCCTGGTCGTCATAGACGCGCACGAAAATGTAGCCTGGGAACAGCGGCCGGGTGACCCAGGCTTCCTTGCGACCGTGCTTGATGCGTTTCCAGAATGTCGGCAGCAGGGTTCCATAACCCTGGTTCTGAATGTTCTCGTCAGCGCGCGATTCCTCGCCGGTCTTGGTGCGGACCAGCATCCACCGGGACTTACGCAGCAATGGGTTGGCCATCTACTTCCCCTCTGAGGCACCTACTTCGACTCTTCAAGCATGGACTTGATAATCGTCTGGCATTGCGGCGAACGGGGCTCGTCATCGATGTAGCAGACGGCAAACCATTTTTGGCTCTCGTCCAACGTGTGCGACAATGGAACGGCTGGCTTGCTCTGAGACATTACCGCCGCAACT